GCAGATATGAATTCTGATTCTTGGTTATCTAAAAATGTTAGACCAATGGTACTTATATTCTTAGTAGTATGTACCGTGATAATGATATTTATTGACGCCGGAACAATAAACTTCACAGTTCAAGACAAATGGACAGATTTATTACAATTAGTTTTAATGACAACTATCGGTGCATATTTTGGTGGTAGAAGCATAGAGAAAAGAAAGAAATAAGTACCAACTAGGTTTTTGTAAAGATAAATATATATTTATATATATGAGACAAAAACAATCTCTTAAACAAATAATCCGAAAGGAATATCTTAAATGTGCTGAAGATCCGATATACTTTATGAAAAAGTACTGTCAGATTCAGCATCCAACAAGGGGTAGAATACCTTTTCACCTATATCAATTTCAAGAAAGAAGTTTAGAAAGTTTATCTAAGTTTGACTATAATATCATATTAAAGTCTAGGCAATTAGGCATATCCACGCTTTCAGCAGGATATTCACTCTGGTTAATGCTATTCCAAGATGATAAAAATGTTCTTGTAATTGCAACAAAGCAAGAAGTAGCAAAAAACTTGGTAACAAAGGTTAGAGAAATGCACAACTATTTACCAAGCTGGCTAAAAGGAAATACAACAGAAGATAATAAGTTGAGTTTGCGATTCTCAAATGGATCTCAAGTAAAAGCCGTTTCAAGTTCAGGTGATGCAGGTAGATCTGAAGCATTATCACTATTGATAATAGATGAAGCAGCTTTTATTGACAAAATCGATGAAATTTGGGCTTCAGCACAGCAAACATTAGCAACTGGTGGTAAAGCAATAATACTATCAACGCCAAATGGAACAGGAAATTTCTTTCATAAAACATGGGTAGCTGCAGAGGAAAGCAGAAATAAGTTTAACACTATTAGGTTGCATTGGAACATGCATCCCGATCGCGAACAAGAATGGAGGGATGAACAAGAACAATTACTAGGCCCTAAAATGGCAGCTCAAGAATGTGATTGTGACTTTATTTCTTCTGGTAATACTGTAATAGATGGTCAAACTGTACAATGGTATAAAGAAACATATATGCAACCTCCAGTTGAAAAGCGAGGACAAGGCGGAGAATATTGGGTATGGGAATATCCTGATTATTCTAGGTCGTATATGGTGGTTGCCGATGTAGCACGAGGAGATGGTAGTGATTATTCATCTTTTCATGTAATAGATATTGAAAATCTAACACAAGTTGCAGAATACAAAGGACATCAAACACCTAAGGATTTTGGAAACATGTTAGTAACTGTTGCAACAGAATATAACGAAGCTCTACTTGTAATAGAAAATGCTAGTGTAGGATTCGGATCAATACAGAGTGCAATAGACAGAGAATATAAAAACTTATATTATACATATAAACAGGATGGTGTGACAGATGCAACCACCCAAATATCAAAAGGTTACGATTTAAAGGATAAAAGTCAAATGACTCCAGGTTTTACAACATCTAGTAAAACCAGGCCACTTTTAATTTCAAAACTTGATATTTATTTTAGAGAAAAAACGTTTATCGTTAGATCTACACGGCTTTTAGACGAACTCGCAGTCTTTATTTGGAAAGGACATAGAGCAGAAGCCCAGAGAGGATATAATGATGACTTGGTAATGGCGCTAGCAATAGGCTTATGGGTACGAGACACAGCCTTAAAGCTTAGAAATGACGGCATACAACTAAGTAAGAATGCAATTAACCATATTGTAAAAACTGACGGAATGTATACTCAAAATGATGTTCATAGTGATTGGAAATTTGAAGACGGTTCAAATACGGGAGAAGATTTGACATGGTTAATAAATTAGGGAAATAAAATGGCAGACAAAACATTATTTGGAAGATTAAAAAAACTAATTGGAAGCTCAGCAATAGTTAGAAAAGTTGGAGACAATAAATTAAAAGTTATTGACCCAGCAAGAGCACAATCAGCAGGAAATTTAGAATCAAACATATTGGTTGATAGATTTAATAGGCTACATACTTCATCAGGAGGCAGTGGAATATATGATCCTAGCCAAGGCTTTAATCAACTTAGACAAGAACTGTTTAAGGATTACGAAGCAATGGATAGTGACTCAATTATATCAGCAGCACTTGACATCTATGCAGATGAATCTACATTGAAAAATGAGTTTGGTGATGTATTGGAAATTAAAAGTGGTAAGAAAGAAATTGAAGAAATACTAAACAATCTTTTCTATGACGTATTAAATGTTGAATTTAATTTATATCCATGGATTAGAATGATGGCAAAGTATGGAGACTTTTATCTACAATTACATATTGTTGAAAAACTTGGTGTTACTGGTTGCAACCCACTATCTCCTTACGCAATAACTAGACAGGAAGGAGTAGATCCAAATAGGCCAGATTCTGTAGAGTTTTTATTTGATGAAACTTTTGGAGGTGCCACAGGTGCATATGGTAGGGCAACTAAAAACAATCAAAAAGTTTTTGAAAACTATGAAGTTGCTCATTTTAGATTATTACAAGATACTAATTTCTTGCCGTATGGAAAGTCTATGATAGAACAACCTAGAAAGACTTGGAAACAATTAACTCTTATGGAAGATGCAATGATGATTCATCGTATTATGAGAGCCCCACAAAAACGCGCCTTTAAAATTGACATAGGAAATATTCCACCAGCTGAAGTTGACACTTACATGCAAAAAGTAATCAACAAGATGAAAAAAGTACCATTTATGGACAAAAATACTGGTGATTATAACATGAAATTCAATTTACAAAACATGATCGAGGATTTTTATTTACCAGTAAGAGGTGGTAATTCAAATACATCTATAGAGGATATAGGCGGACTTGAATGGACTGGTGTTGATGATATTGAATATTTAAGAAATAGAATGATGGCCGGATTACGTGTACCAAAGGCTTTTTTAGGATATGATGAGAATGTGGATGGAAAAGCAACACTAGCTGCACTTGATGTTAGATTTTCCAGAACAATAGAAAGACTACAAAGAATATTCGTTTCAGAATTAACTAAAATTGCAATCGTTCACTTGTACACACAAGGATACAGTGATGAAGACTTAGTAGACTTTAGCTTAACACTAACAAATCCATCCACAATAGCAGAACAGGAAAAATTAGATGTGTTTGACAAAAAAGTATCTTTGGCAGATGCAATCAAATCAAATAAAATGCTTTCAGAAGATTGGATATACGAAAATATTTGGAAAATGAGTGGTGACGATATTGAAACCGAAAGAGAAAAAGTAGTAGAAGATGTCATTCAAAAATACAGACAAGACACGATTGAATCAGAAGGTAAAGACCCTGCAAAGGAAGATGAAATAGCTGAAAATATGAAGAAAAAAAATAAGCAAACACTTTCATCTTCAGGAGATACTAGAAAAACCAGATCAGGAAAGTCAGATTCTGATGTTGGAAGACCTGAAGTAGACACTGACTATGGCACACAGCGCGCTCCAAGAGGTAGAGATCCTTTAGGAAGTGAAACACGGTCAAGAGACATAAAAAACAGGGATAGAAGTATTAAGGTAAATACTAAGGAAATATTCAATAGTATGAACCTTGGTAAAAAGATGAACCTAAATGAAAAATCTATGTTAGATGAGGACAACTTATTGCACGAAGAAGACACAAAGGCGTAATCGTCTATATTTATATAAGAGACAAGAAAGTATAAGGGCATAATTATGGCGAAACATTCGAAAGTAAAAAATACAGGAATTCTATTTGAATTATTGGTTAGACAAATCACAACCGATACTTTAAATGGAGTAGATAAGTCGCCAGCAATCGCGATAATTAAGGAGTATTTTGGAAAAAATACTGTGATTAAAAAGGAACTTCACCTGTATCAGACATTAGTAAATGAAAAATACAAGACAGAATATAAGGCAGACAAGTTTGTAGATCTAGTTCTAAAGGAACGATCAAAATTAAATTCAACTACATTAAGAAGAGAAAAATACAACTTAATTAGGGAAATTAAAAACAACTATAATATTGAGGAATTTTTTAAGGCAAAAATAGGAAAATACAAACAGAATGCTTCCATATATATTTTGTTCGAGGTATCTAGTGAAAATTCCTTTGCAACACCTAGAATAAGTCTTCAATCTAGAGCAAACATAGTAGAACATATCTGTAGAACAACTTCGGCAGTATCTCATGTTGATAGAGTAGTTGAAGCATTCAGAGCTGAAGATAAAGATTTAAGGCTATTGGCGTATAAAGTTTTAGTTGACAAGTTTAATAAGAAATATAGTAAACTTACTGAGGGCCAAGCATCAATACTTAGAGAATACATTAACAACATCTCTAACACAGAAACACTTAGGTCACAATTACAAACTGTAGTTTCAAAACATCTAAGATCTCTATCTACAGAATTAAAACATGTAGACGATGCAGTTGTAAAAATAAAATTAAAAGAAGTCGCAAAACAGCTTAAGAATTCTATAGTCAATAAAAAAAGAATTGACGAGAAAAAAATACTAAACGTATTACGATTATCTGAATTAGTTGTGGAAGTTAGAAATGCAAGAAAATAATATCATAAATAATGATGACGATGAGTTAGATGAAATTAGTGTTTCAGCTAACGCAGGAAATTATGACACTCCAAATGCATTCGGAGACGGTTCAGCGAAAAGTAAAAAGAAAAGAAAAAATAACGCAACAGTGAGTACAGGATATAAGCTAGCTAAAAAAAAGAAAAAGCCTGTATACTATGGTACAAAAGATAAACCTAATAAGCCTTTGGGAGAAAGTAAAATGAAACATTCAGAAATATTAGCAGAAATGTTTGGCCTAAATTACAAGGACTTTAAAGCAGATGCGAGTAAAAACCCAAAGCAAAAGGTAAATGGTGCAATCAAGGAAATAAGTAAAAAACTCTTTGAAATTAACCGAATAATAGATAGAGCAAGTAAGCTTAAAAAAGAAGCTGAGGTTGGTAGAGATTCCTATTGGAAATCAACTGGACCTAGAATGACAAAAATTGCTGAACGATTGATTAAAGTTTCTCAAAAATTGCGAGAGCTTGCGTCATAATGAAAACGCAAAAACAACTAAAAGAAGCATTAGCTGCCGATGAACTTAAGGCAATAAGATTGGCTATTCGTAAAGAAGTAGCTAGAATATTTTTTGATTTATATAGAAAAAAAGGCACTTGGACTGCCGTTTAATTTAAGGAGAGAAAACAATGGGATATCACGCATTTGATTGGAGAGCATGGAGCCTCAAACCAGAAAACAAAACTTTGATTGCAGAAAACATGTCAAAGGCAGTAAACAAATTTAAAAGAGAGCAGTGGCTTTGGGAAGCTAAGTATGAGTATTTAACAATGGCTTATCATCCTTCGCAAGTTTCTGACGCTCAAGCTAATGCAGGAACAACAACGCAGGATGAAATTGAAGTAGACATTTCTAATTTCGCAACACCAAGAGCTGTTGCTACAATGGCCATTGTAGTTAACTCTGCAAATCAGTTTCTCGGCATGGACGGTACGTTAGTTTACGATGAAACAGGAAACAATGAATTCAGACCAATATTTAAAATTTATTCATAAAACCTGTATATTTATATACGATAACATTGAGTAAACAATTACAAATCGACAAGTATTGCTACTAATTAACTGTAGCACATATAAATTTAGGCCGCGCCAGGCCGCTAATTAATTTAAGGAGAGAAAAAATGGCAATTCAAACATCAACAACCCTAAAAGGATACTTCAACGCAGGAGATGTCCCAACGGAAGCAAATTTCGGAAGTTTAATCGACACAGTTCGTAAACCAGTAATTCAGGTAACAAGTACTACGTCAGCACCAACAGCTGCAGAAGACGGAAGTATTTTTCTATTCTTAGCAAATGGTGGTGCTCACACAATAACATTACCAACTTGTGCTGCAGGATTAACGTATGAATTTATCGTACAAACTACAGCAACAGCTAATCAAGTTATTACTACAGCAACGGCAGATAAATTGTATGGATCAGTATTAAGAACTGTAGATGGATTATCTGCAACTCACGATGCTACACATACACAAGTAGATAGTAATACTGGTACAAATGATAATACATTTACTATGAATGCAACTACACAAGGTGGTATTATTGGTACACATATTAAAGTCATTGGTATGAAAGCTAATGCATGGTACATTACTGGAACTAATATAGGTTCAGGTACACAAATAACTTGCTTCAGTTAATATTTTAAACTGAAATAAAAACAGACAATAAAGATTGAAATATGAAGAATAGTCTTTGTATTTCAACCTTTTGTCTTTATGTATGAATAAAAACAATGGAGTATTATAAATGAGCTATAGTAAACAATTACTGGTTGATTATACACTTTTTGACGTTTCACCACAAATGATCGCAGAATCTGAAAGTAAAAACAATGGAAGAGTTGTTGTCCAAGGTGTACTGCAGCGAGCAGGTTCAAAAAATCAAAATGGAAGAGTATATCCTAAAGACATTTTAATGCGTGAAGTATCGAATTATAAAAAAATTCAAATCGCAGAAAAACGTGCATTAGGTGAGTTAGATCATCCTGAAAGTTCGGTTGTGAATTTATCAAATGTATCCCATAACATTACAGACGCCTGGTTTCAAGGAGACGATGTTATAGGTAAAGTAGAAATACTAGATACTCCAGCTGGAAAAATATTAAAAGAATTACTAAAGGCAGGTATAAAGCTTGGCATTAGTAGTAGAGGTTTAGGAAGTGTAGAACAAGTATCAGAAAATACGGTTAAAGTTGGCAACGACTTTGAACTAATATGTTGGGATTTTGTTTCTAATCCCTCAACGCATGGCGCATTTATGAAACCTACCTCAATAACAGAATCGGTTAACAAGCTTAATGTTAGTGAATGGGAACAATGTGATAAATACTGTAAAGTAAATTCTATTATTCTTGAAATGCTAACAGACATGGAGAATTAATATGGCAGAAGAAAATAATTACACAGACTTTAAAAGATTAGGCCACCCTGGAAAATATAGAGGCGTAGTATCTGTTGCAAAAAACACAACAGTTAATTTTACTTCTTCAAACTATGGAGCAGGAGCAGTATTTTTTGAAAATGATGCAGGATTTCATTCAGGAACAACTATAACATTTTCTGATGGATCGTCAATAACTGCTGATAAATTAGGAAATACATTTGCATCAGGAAGTAATATTCTTGAAGCAAGCATAGCTAAGGTTGTTGTACAAAACACAAACAACTGTACAGTTCATGTTTTAATGAAAAACGCACAATACATTGGATAAGAGAAACAAATGAAACTTAAGCAATTATTACAAGAATCAAAATTAGCTCCAGCACAAAAGAAAACTTTTCTTGAGGCAATTTCAAAATTCAATGAGTATGGAAAATCTATATATAGAGAATCTAACTTAAAGGATATTGTTGAAACAATGGAAAAACTAACATCAGGTGCAAGTAAATTTATAGTAGACGAGTCAGAAGACTGGTTTGACTCAGTAACTATAAAAAATGACTCAAAAGCAATAGACAATTCAGCTCAAAACTTCATAAAAACAGCAAACGAAATGGTTGGAATGCAAAATAGGTTAGAATCTTTATATGAAGACTTAGGAAATAAGTTAGGAAGATATTATGAAATAGCAGAAGCTATGGATCCAGTTGGTAAAGAAGACGGTGATATAGACAATGATGGTGATGAAGACAAGTCTGATGAATATTTAGCAAATAGAAGAAAAGCTGTTTCAAAATCTATAAAAACTGAAGCTGCTCCAAAGATGAAAATCAGTGATGACCAAAAAAATGTAGCAGCTGCAATGAAGGTAGTATCTAGAGTAGAAAATGGAATGAAATCATTTAATCAAAACCAGCACCAGAAATCAAAATCCGCATTTAAAAAGGCACTAAAAGCCCTAGCAGAATTAAGAAGTATAGTTGGAAGAAGATAGAGACTAATAATATGAAAAATGAATATTTTGATATGCAAGGATGGTTAAGAAAACAATGGCAAAAAGAACGTGACATAGTAAATGAAGAAAAACTCACAGAAGCGCCAATGGATAATAGATTTGCAAAAGACTTTGAAAAAGATTGTAAAGTTTTAATAGCACATATCAAGCATGAAATGAAAACGGCTAAAGGTGCAGACAAATCAGTATTTAAGAAAATGTTACAAAACCTACAAACTGTAGCAGGCTATCCTGCATTGATTGGTAAAATGGTTGGATCTAAATAGAAAAGTTAAAGAGAATAAAACAATGGCAACTATTAAATTAAAAAACATATTGAACGAATCAGCTCCTGGCTTTGAAAATAGAAAATGGGGCGATGCATTACCTACAGCAGCTGAAATTCAAAAAGCATACCAAGCAAAAAACAACATTACAGAAGATACTGAACCTTTAAATGAAGAATATATAGAAGTTATGAAAGATTTAGACGATGGTTTAGCACTTATAAAGGATTCATGGTTAGAATGGAAAAATGGTCCTATGACTGAAAAATCTGACATTAAGCCTGCTCAAAAAGAACTAATGAAATATATAGCGGATTGGATGAAGAAAAATATTAAATAAAAATCTTATTACTTTTGAAAAGAAATGGCATATAATTTTTATATGTCATTTTTTTTGTTTATATTATAACTAATATTTGTTTAACTAATAAAAAGAAAAAATGCAAAAAGACTACAAGAAAGACTACAAGAAAGATTACAAAAAAGAAGACTTTAAAAAGTCGCCTTTCAAAAAAAGACACACACGTGCTGATTTTTACATACCAGGAAATCCTGATGGAGTAGCGGTGCCGGATTCAAGTCCTGGAACACTAGAAAAAGCTATGAAATATCTTAAGCGCCAGATGAAAGATTCTGAGGTATTACTTAAGTATAAAGAAAAAGCTCATTATGAGAAAAAATCTCAAAAACGAAAGGTAAAAATGGAACGTGCACAAGCTATGCAAAAGAAATATGACGCACAACAAAAAAGAATGTTTGGTAAAAATCAATGCTGGTTTATAATGGCCAAACAAGGAGACTCAGCAAAAGCTATAATGGCTAGACAATAATTATACATTTTATATGTTATATGCAAAGGGAAGCTAAATTTAGCTTCCCTTTGTTGTTTTTTTAGTATATCTAGATATATTTATATTCGAATACACTATTAAGTCTATATAGTGGTAAACAATACAAACCCTACCTATTAAGATTCCAATAATCTTATTTCCAAATTAAAAATTAGGAGAAACACAATGGCAAGTAGCAACTTACTAAAAGAAGCTATCGCTGACGCTAAGGCTGTCAGAGAAACTGCAATTGCAAATGCAAAGCTAGCTCTAGAGGAAGCTTTCACACCAAGACTTCAATCAATGTTATCTAATAAAATAGAAGAAGAATTAGAAGACGAAGATGAAGAAACAGTGGAAGAACAATCAGACTCATCACAAATCGGTAAAGGCGACAACAAAGTCGACATAGCTGATGGAGACGATGAAGAAAAAGCTGAAACTGAAAAACAATCTTCTGCATACGGATTAGAACAAGACGCGAAAGTAGTCAACAAGCTAACTGAAGTAGAAGACGAAGAAGAAGTTGAGGAAATGGACATGGACATGGATTCTGAAGAAGACGAAACATCTGAAGAAGACGAAGAAATGGACATGGAGTTAGAAGCAATCATCAAGGAACTTGAAGGTGAAGATGAAGAAACGGAAATGGAAGATGGAACAGAAACAGAAATGGAAGATCAGCCTGAAATGGCAGAAACTGAAATGGAAGATGACGAAACATCTGAAGAAGACGAAGAAATGGACGAAGAATTAAATATCGAGTCTATTTTATCTGCACTAAAAGAAGAAGATGAAGAAGAAGCAACTGAAGAAGAAGAAGAAGAAACTGAAATGTATAAGGAGCAATTAGAAGAAGCTTATAATACAATCAAATCTTTAAAATCTACTTTGAATGAAGTTAACCTTCTTAACGCAAAACTGCTTTTCTCAACCAAATTATTCAAGTCTCAAAACTTGACTGAGTCTCAAAAAATGAGAGTTATTGAAACTTTCGATAGAGCTCAATCATTAAGAGAAGTGAAATTGGTTTACACAACATTAGCAGAAGGCATGAACCCATCAGTAAAAGCAACTAAAAAGTTGAGAACTGAAGGTTTAGCATCTAAAGCTCAAAAGACAACAAAGCCCACTCAAGTTATCGCAGAAGGTAACTTAATGGCAAGTAGAATGAAAAAACTAGCAGGTTTATTATAGTAATAGACCGCACAAAAATTAGGAGACTAGAAAATGGAAAGTATTAATAACCTTTTAACAGATGCTAATTCTGCTCACAAACGTCAATTAGACGAGGGCAGACAATTAACATCAAAATGGGAAAATACAGGTCTATTAGAAGGAATCGGAAACGAATATGAAAAGTCAGGCATGGCAATTCTTCTCGAAAATCAAGCACGTCAGTTAATTGATGAAAACTCAAAAACTGGTGGCTCGAACGCAGAAGAATGGTCAGGTGTAGCTCTTCCATTGGTTAGACGAATCTTTGGAGAAATTGCTGCGAAAGATTTCGTATCAGTTCAACCAATGAACCTTCCTTCAGGACTTGTATTCTTCTTAGACTTTAAGTACGGAACCGATAAAGCAAACACGGGGTTTGCTAGCGGTAATGAAATCATGGGTAACACATCTTCATCAGGTGACGCAACAGGCGGACTATATAATGGTGGTAAATTTGGTTACTCTATGAAGGCATCAACACAGGACGTAACAGTAACATCTGCTTCAGCAACATGGGCAGACGTAGATTATGACGCAAGTCTTTCAGCTTCAGTAGCTGCAGGAACTGTATATACAGTAACAGCGACAACATCTCAGCTTACTAGACCTGATAAAGAAGGTGTACAAGCATGGAGATTTATATCTGGATCTTTATTAACAGAAGCAATGAACTTACCAGCTTTTACTAAATTAACAAACTCTGATGCGTCAGTACAATTTGTTTTAAGTACGGGTGCTGCAACATTGCCAATCACGGCCGGTGATGCTGTAGGTAATACGGTTCATTTTTATGAACAACCAACTTCATCTACTAGAGGCGATTTTGAAGATACTACTGGTGATACTACTGATATTAGTATTCCAGAAGTAAATGTTGAATTAAGATCTGAGACGATTGTAGCTAAGACACGTAAGTTGAAAGCTGTATGGTCTCCAGAATTTGCACAAGATTTGAATGCTTACCATTCAATCGATGCAGAAGCTGAATTGACTTCAATGTTATCTGAATATATTTCAATGGAAATTGATCTTGAAATTTTATCAATGTTATCTGAAAATGCTCTTACAAAAGAGTACTGGTCAGCAACAACTGGTGAAACTCACACAGGTGATGTAGATGGTGGTGAAAACAACTGGAATCTAGGACCAGCTGCTGC